TTTTACGTGGCGCGATGACACGACTACGACCACAACTAACCCTGATGGCACACAAACCGTTAGTCACGAAAGCACAGAAGACAATTCGTCGACTCCAGAGCAGGAAGAGGACGACCCGCTAGATAGGGAATACGCGTTCGAGGATAAGGATTTTCCCGATGTGACTCCCTTCTATGAGCAGAAGTACAAAGAGGGCTTTAAGTCTGTCTGGGAAAAGAATCAGGCGTCCTTTGATAACTCTGCGTTCATCTCTTTCCTGAAAAGCTTCGTACCCAGTTTTAGCGGTAGCTGCCCAGCCTTTGGCCTGAGCTTCAACATTGCAACCTGGGCGAACTATGGCTCGATGGACTTTATGTCGATCTGCTACGTCCTGGACTTCGTGAAATCCATTCTGCTCGTCTCTTCCCTGTTCCTTTGCCGTGCGCTGATTTTCGGAGGCTGATATGGCGTCGATCTTTAAGTTCTTCTCTGCGCTGCTTGCCAAGATTGTTGGCTTTGCGGAGTGGGTACTGCTCCTGGTGAAGCAAGTGTTCGTAGATGCCTGGAATGTCATCACGGACGTTTTGTGCTGGGGGCTC